GCATGGCATCGAGTGCGCGTTATGTCAAACCAGTTGAGACTTCACTTGAGGTTAGTGCGCTGACGTTGGTGAGTGCTTACTAACATGGGGGGGGGAGGGGCATTGCGTTGGGTGTGAAGATTTAGCTATACCCACTCCCTCGCAACAAACCATTTACCCCTATTGCAAATGGCATAATGTTCTGATAGAATGCTTGCATTACATGGAGGGGATATGACACACGAACCGCTACGAGCACCGAGGACGAAGGCGGAGATAGCCGCGCAGTTATATTGGTTATCCGATCACATGCTGGATATAGCTACGAGCATTAAGCATTACTGCGATGATGATTCCTGGGCAGACAAGAGCGTAGAGATGATGGGAGCGTCTGCTATTGCTCGGGAGTGGGCTGACGAGATGGGGGTGGGATGAACATTACACAAACAATGCTGTCGGCGTTGATCGGCGCCGGAATGTCGCAGAAGCGCATAGCCGAAGCTCTAGGATGCAAGCAGCCTGCCGTATCGCTATGGCTGGCCGGCAAGCGTGTGCCGCGAGGTGATACGATGATGCGGCTGGTGGCGTTGCATGGTGAGAGGACGTCAGGATGAAACTAAAGCCGCTAGGTTACGCCAAGCTGGACATGCGCATTGCCGAGATGGGTGAGGATGCGGTGGTAATGGACGTTGCTACTCGGATTGCTGAAGGCTGCAACCCGAAGGGGATAGCGGATAACTTTGGTATTCCGTACATCGTGTTGAAGCAATGGCTTGAGGGGCATGGGGATATGGTTGCGCTGGCCAGGAGGGCGCATGCTGACATTTTGGTGTCGGAGGCGTTGGATGAGGTTACCAATGCTGAGACTGACACGGTGTCGGTGGCGCGGCTGAGGGCGGAGACGTACATGAAGGTTGCGGGTAAGCAGGACAGGATTGCCTGGGGTGAGTCGAGTCAGGCATTTGGTAGTAGTGGTGGGAATATCACGATAGTGATAGGCTCGGTTGAAGTTCCTGGAGCTGGTAAGGTTGTTGACATGAAGGATATTGAGGATAGTGGAGAGATATGATGAAGAAGATTATTTTCGCAATACTTATAGCGATGTCGGCAAATGCCTATGCTGGAATGTGGTCGCTGGTGAAAAGTGATTTTGTTGGCAATGGCTGGATGTGTACTTATCGGCTGGACAACACGAATTATGTATCGACGATATTCTCTAAGAGTTACTGTCAGTCTTTTATTTTTCAATAATGTCTGAATTAAAAATTGACCTTTTGCGATGGCAGAAGAGTGTCATTCAGGATGATGCTAGGTTCAAGGTGATCTGCGCTGGCCGGCGTGTTGGTAAAACACGGTATTCGCTGACTGAGTTGCTTATCAAGGCAACAGAGCCAAAAGAAATAGATGCTGATACCTGCGTCATGTTCATTGCCCCGACAAACAAGATGGCGATGGATTTGGCATGGGATCAATTTTTGTTTTTGGCTAGGCCGCTGATAGTTAAGTTCAATATCAACGACCAGGATATACGGCTGCGCAACGGGATGAAGGTCAAGATACGCGGTAGTGATAAACCTGACAGCCTTCGTGGTGGCAAGTTATATCATGTGACGCTGGACGAATATCAGGATATAAAACCGCAGACATGGGAGTATGCGGTACAGCCTGCGCTTACTGATTTGCGTGGGTCGGCTACGTTTATTGGTACACCTAAACCTGATGCGGAGGAATTCCGGCGTATCTATGACTTGGGGCAAAGTGAGAGTGCCACATGGAAGTCATGGCATTTTACTACTTACGATAATGAGTTGATTGACAAGGATGAAATAGAACTCGCAAAAGAAACTAAATCAACAGCTTCTTTCGAGCAAGAATACATGGCTTCGTGGGACACCACTGGAGCTAACATCCTGCGGCTGGAGTGGTTCAAGACTGGCGAGGCACCGAAAGGCGCATATTCTACATACATTGCTATTGACCCTGCTGGCTATGAAAGTGTTGCAGATAATGATCGCAAGAAGAAGCACCTGGACTACTTTGCGATTGCTGTAGTGAGAGTGTATGACGATGGTAAGTGGTGGGTGCAGAAGATTGACTACGGACGATGGGACGTGCGCGAGGCTTCAGTCAGGGTGCTGATGGCAATTAGGACGCATAAGCCGATGATATGCGGGATAGAGAAAGGCTCTTTATGTAGGGCATTAACTCCATATTTATCTGACTTGATGCTAAAGCATGGGGTATTTACACATATAGAACATATACCAACAAGTTCATCAAGTAAGGCGAACAGGATAACTTATGCTTTGCAGGGTTTGATGGAGCATGGCAGGCTTATATTCAATGAGAAGGAAGATTGGAGTGAGATTAAGCGCGAGATGCTTGCATTCCCCTCAACGAGAGCGCACGACGATCTTTTGGATGGACTTAGTATGGTAGCCCATATCGCAGTAGTTAGTTACGCAGACCCTGAGAAGTATCAGGGTGAGGAATGGACTCCGCTTGATGATATTGCGGGGATATAGCATGGTAGTATTGACTTTTCACATTATTTTCTGTAAATAGTATCTTCATTGCAAGCCAACTGCTATGCGGGAGATGTAATGGTTAGTCCATCCTATGAAAATACTGGTGTTATCGTTGAATCCATTGAGCCAAAGCCGAAAACAGATTTCTACGAGCCAACCGAAAACGACAAGGAGCTTACTAGCTTTGTTGTAGATCATGCGGACCGCTGGCGCGACTATCGCGACCAGAACTACATGGACGATTGGGAGCGATACGAGCGTGTTTTCCGTGGGAAATGGAATGCTGAGGACAAGCACAGGGACTCAGAAAGGTCGAAGATCATCTCTCCAGCAACCCAGCAGGCTGTCGAAACTCGTCATGCAGAGATTATGGAGGCTGTTTTTGGGCAGGGGGAATACTTTGACATCAAAGACGACATCAAGGACGTAAATGGTAGCGCAGTTGATGTAGAGCAACTCAAGAATCAACTGAAAGAGGACTTCGCGCAGGACAAAATCCGCAAAAGTATCGAACAAATTTCACTTATGGCTGAGATTTATGGCACAGGCATAGGTGAAGTGACCGTAAGCAAGTCAAAATACTACTATCCAGCAACAATACCACTTGATCAGACGCAGGCAGCTTACGGTGTAAGCGAAAAAGACCGTATTTGCGTCAAAATCAACCCAATCAACCCAAAAAACTTCCTTTTTGACCCAAATGGCACGTCAATAGACGATTGCATGGGTGTTGCTATCGAGCGTCATGTCTCAATCCACAAGATTTCAGCAGGAATAACCTCCGGCAAGTACAAAAAGGCCGATATTGGCTCTTTTTACAAGGACGATTCATTCGAACCTACGCAGGAAACACATCATTTTCAGGACGAAAAGGTGCTTTTATTGACCTATTATGGCCTCGTTCCGAGGGAATATTTGGCTAAAAAGCACTCAGATGATGATCCTGAAATCAACGAAGAAACAGAAGATTATGAGGATATGGTCGAGGCAATCATAGTCATTGCCAATGATAACATTCTCTTGAAGGCTGAAGAATCGCCGTACATGATGAAAGACCGCCCGATTATCTGCTATCAGGCGGATACAGTACCAAACAGGCTGCTTGGTCGCGGAACAATAGAGAAGGCTTATAATATGCAATGTGCCATTGACGGCTCAATGCGTTCGCACATGGATTCGCTGGCATTGACCACTGCTCCGATGATTGGCATGGATGCAACACGTTTACCAAGGGGTGCAAAGTTTGAGATCAAGCCAGGCAAGAGCTTTATGACCAATGGCAATCCTGCTGAAATTCTATTTCCGTTCAAGTTCGGCGCAACTGACGGTCAGAGCATGGAGACCAGTAAAGAATTTGAACGTATGCTGCTGATGGCGACCGCTACGATTGATTCCAACGGAACTGTGTCGCAGGTATCAAGGGATGGAAGCATGGACATGGCTACTGCAACCATGATCAAGAAATACAAGCGCACACTGGTAAATTTTCAGGAAGATTTCCTTATTCCGTTTATCAACAAGGCCGCATGGCGATACATGCAGTTTGACCCAGAGAGGTATCCATCTGTAGATGTGAAATTTCTGCCGACCGCCACGCTTGGGATTATTGCGCGAGAACACGAACAGAAACAACTGGCGTTTATGATTCAGACATTGGGAGCGCAATCGCCACTCACTCCGATACTTATGCAGGGTATTCTCAAGAACTCGTCATTGAGCGAAAGAGAGAAGATGATCGAGCAAATGGCGAAGATGAGCCAGCCAGACCCACAAGCTCAGCAAATGCAGCAACAGCAGGCTCAAATGCAGATTGCCATGCTTCAGGCGCAGATTCAGGAGACGCAGGCAAAAGCGCAGGCGCAACAGGCCAACGCGCAAAAGACGGTTGTTGAAACTCAACTTGCACCTGAAGAAACGAAAGCAAGAGTCGTCGCCGCGCTATCGACCAATCTCAATGAAGATGCAGAACAGAAGGACTTTGAGAAGCGTGTAAGGTTGGCTGATTTGATGCTGAAGGAAGAGGACGTTAGGTCTAATGAGCGCATTGCTTTTGCGCAGATGCAACGCAAGGGCAACGCATGAAAAAGAAACTCGCACAAGGCGCGATTGGAACTGGTGCAGGTACGCTTGCATACACAGTTCCAACTGGATATAAGACAAGAGTGACTGATATTGGTATAAGTAACACAACATCAGGCGCATTGTCGGTGAAGTTGTATTTTGTTCCTTCCGGCGGCTCTGTTGTCGCAGCCAACCTATTTCTTCCTGATTCCAGTATTGCAGGGAATGGTATGTTGCAGTTGGCAGGAGAGCAGATATTGAATGCTGGCGATTATATACAGGCGATTGGTTCTGGTTCGGGATTGACGATGAACATATCTGGTGAGGAATACAGATGAAAGTGACATCTTATCCAACGACAGCACTCACCGACACCCAACTTCGTGCATCTGCTGTACCTGTAGATATCAGTTTCAGGGATGGCGAGCATATTGATGCTTTTGGAAGGCTTCGTGTGTCGAATCCTACGCTGATCTTTGAATCGCTGTTTATTTATAATCTGCTGCCGTTGCTGTATGAGCAGTTGACCACAGGCACTGGTGCGGCAGTCTCGTTTGATACCACAAACAGACATGCGGTGATGACCTTTGCCAGCACACCTACGGGCGGTAAGGCTGCGATGCAGAGTTACTCATATCATCGGTATCAGCCGGGGAAGTCGCAACTGATTTCAATGAGCTTCAATTTCGTCGCGCAGGTGGCTAATTGTCTCAAGTTTATTGGGTACTCTGATGGCGTGAATGGGGTTGAGTTTCAGAATACCGGAACTGTGAATCGCTTTATTATTTACTCTGGAACGGATAACGGTAATCAGATTGCGAATCAGGCCGACTGGAACCTTGATAAGCTGGATGGCACAGGTGATAGCGGGATTACACTGAATATAACAAAGCGTCAGATTGTCATAATCGACTTTCAAGCGTTGAATTCAGGACGGGTGCGCTGCGGGTTTTATATAGGCGGAAAGAAAGTCTACTGCCATGAGTATAACCATGCGAATGTGGCGACAACCTCGTTCGTGCAAAGCCCGACACTTCCGGTTAGAGCTGGGATGACCTGTACGGGGACTGTTTCGACGACGATGCACTATAACTGCTGCTCGGTAGTCTCTGAGGGTGGGATGGAGATGGCGCAGACTGGGTTAGAGTTTGCCAAAGACTTCCTTGTCACTGCCGTTGATGGGGTGCGGACACATGCACTATCGCTGAGGCCAAAGACTACATTCGGGGGCGTGACGAATCGACACGGTATTTCAGTGATTGAGATCAACCTGCTGGTGATTGGGAACTACCCGGTTGAATGGGCAGTTTGTTTTGGGCAGGCAATCACAGGCACCACGACATTCATAGACGTGAATACTACCTACTCAAGCATGGAATACAACATTCTAGGTACGGTGAGTGGAGATGCAGCAATTGTCGCTGATGAAGACTATGTGCCAGCGTCAAACCAGTCAAAAGGAGTTAGCTCAATGGCTATCACGTTCAGGTATCCGGTTACGCTTGATGCGGCGGGTGCTGTTCGTGCGCTAGGAACAGTATCGCTGGTATTGATGGGAATCGGGGGCAACTCTGTATGTCGAGGAGCTGTGAAGTTTATAGAGAATAGAGGGTAAGATCATGCCAACAATAGCAGAAATCCAAGCAGCACTTGCAGCAGTGTCGGTGAATTATGACGGATGGCTTGAATAGTGTATATAAATCAACGAGTTACAACGACATAATGGCATTAAAGGGGAGAAAGCTAAGTGACGGGCATATCTAAGGAACTAACTGCATACTACGAGGCTCGTTTCGAGCTATTCTCCACTAAGGGATGGTCAGACCTTATTGAAGATATTGATACAAGAATAGCCGCTATAAGCTCTATAAAGGGCATTAAAGGCATCGAAACATTAAACATGAGACAAGGTGAGCTGGATGCTCTGGAATGGCTTAAATCGCTTCCTGAGATGTCTGAGCAGGCTTACAAACAACTACAGGAGGAAGATAGTGCCAATTTATGATTATTTGTGTGACAAGTGCGGAGAGATTGTTGAAAAGTTAGCATCTCCGTCGGTAAGTGAAATTGGCTGCAAATGCGGTGGAATTATGCAACGTCAGATAGGTATGCCCAGGGTTATGCTCGATGGAACAAATCCTGATTTCCCAGGTGCTTATGAGAAGTGGGCAAGAGATAGAGAAAGGGCAGCTGAAAAGCATCGCAAGAAAAGCTATTACGAGGGCTGATTTTTTTAGCCAAAAATGAAGTAAGCACTCACTTATTGACATCAATATAGTGTTGTGATACAAAGAGAGTAAGTGTTCACTAACAAGGCTAGTCCCTAGTGAATGATTGATAACCCTAGAACCCATTTGGGCAGGAGAGTAATAATGGCTGAAGTGATAGATGCGGAAGTAGAGCAAGGCGAGATTGAGGCTGTTGAGCAAGAAATTGAACAACAAGAACCTGTAGAACAGAAGCAACCAGAGAGCGTAATTAACGATATTTTGCCAGCGAAATTCAGGGGTAAAACTCCGCAGGAATTGGCAAAAATCATTTCCGACCAAGATTCAATGATTGGCCGGCAGGCTCAAGAGGTTGGTGAAGTTAGAAGGCTCGCCGATGAATTGCTCAAATCGCAACTGAATAAACCGAAAGCCGAACCAGAGAAGGCTCAAGAAGTAGATTTTTTTGAGAATCCTCAAGAGGCAATTAGACGGGCGATAGCAAACAGTCCTGATGTATTGAGTGCCAAACGAATGGCTATTCAAATGCAACAGACTCAAGCTAAGCAGACGTTGGT